ATTTAGGATAGAGTGCCCTCCATAGACTTGCCAGCAACCTTCACACATTTCTATTAGATTTAATTAGATTATTAAACTCCTTCACGGCCTCATCCTGCAAATGTTCTTCATTCGCTTTATCAATCTCAAATAAAATTCTAGCAGATACTTTATCCGCAGCGCCAAGGCTGAAATTATGACAATCCATATCAGGTAAATGCCCTTTATCTTCAAAGGCAATGAAATATCCGCCTTTATGGGTCAATAGGCGGAAGATGATAGCGAGTTTCTTAAGCATCTTTTTCAGTTTTAAATATGTCGGAATATGCTGCCTTGTGATCCTCACAATACTTGTGCAGGAGTTCATTTATCAGTTCGCTTGCATTGATGCTGTTTAGGAACGGCTGTAATTCAACGTCAATGTTAACCATCCTAATTTCACGATTCTTAGTCTTTTTCGGACCTGTTTTTTTCTTTTCTGCCATATCGACAACAAACATACTGAATAATTCATTAATTAACTAATAGGTATTTGCCTATTATGCATGAATGTTTTTACAAAAGCGTCAATATTTTATCAGTAAATTTGTACAAACAGTACTGAATGATCTACGGTTATAAATCTATACCGGCTAAATTCGAGGATGTGGATGTAAAGTCCGGCATGGTCAAGGGGTATTTTAATACTTTCAATGTAAAGGATAGTGACGGGGATATAACCCGTAAAGGTGTTTTCCTGAAGTCTATTCAGGAGAACGGGCCTAAGTCAGCTCATCCAAGGATCAAATATTTCTACAATCATGATCCGCTACAAGTTCCCGGCGTAATTAAAGAGCTAGAAGAAGATAGCGTAGGGTTGCTTTATCTGGCACACACCGGCACCCATAAATTGGGGGTTGATTACCTGAAAATGGTTGAATCTGGAATAATCACCGAACACTCAATCGGTTACCAAAATGTAAAAGGTGGCCAAAAAATGACTTCAGAGGGGAATAATCTGCTGCAGGTTATACTTCGTGAAGGCTCCGGGCTAAGTGCGTGGGGTGCCAACCAATACACGCCTATTACCGCTTTTGGGAAGGGAGAAACAAAAGAGCAAACAACGGAACGTATTAAGTCACGTATCGGACTGGTAGAAAAGTTCTGCCGCGATACAGATGCATCCGATGAAACTATTCAATCTCTTTTGATTGAAATAAAGCAGATGGGGCAATATATTATCGACCTATCCAGCACCCCGGCCGCAGATGCACCGGAGCCGCAAAAAAACGATAGCGGATTAGCCTTATTGCTGCTGAAAACAAAAATTATTAACAACTCCATTAAATCTATATAGGATGGAATTAGAAATTAAAGAACTATCGAAGGCGCTTGATACTATGCAGAAGGATGCAGTTGATCGTATCAAGGCAATTAACGATACTGTAGAGGCGCTTCAGAAAGGCTCCGCAACAAAGGACGAAATTGCTTCGTTTAAAGACGCGCTATCCAAAAACGAAACTGATATTCAGGCAGTCAACAAGTTTGCAGAGGAACTCCAAAAGCAATGGGGCCAGAAGGAACTGATTAAGAAATCTGAATCCTTTGAGAATGCACTTACTGACTTGGTGCAAAAGAATGCGCAGACTATTCAAACAGCGGACAAGAAATCTGCCCTTTCTTTTGAGATTGCAGATTTTCACGCGAAAGACATGTCTTTCGGCAATAACACCACTGGTACAGTTGTGGCACCCGACTTTGACCGTAACATTTACGGCCAGCCCTACCAAGTGCCGCACCTTCGCAGCCTTGTTCGTGTAGGGTCTACCTCTAGCAATACTTACTACTATGTAGTCGCTACATTAAAGCCCGGTAACGCTGGCCCCGCTGCTGGCATCACCCCCGGCATGCTGAAGCCCGAAGTTCAATTCCAGTTTGATGGCAAGACCGCTCCGGTTATCAAGATTGCCGGTCATGTTAGGATGCCTGAAGAAATGGTCGAAGATATCGACGGAATGACTTCGTATATCAACAACTATATGCCTGAAGAGGTATTGAAAGTTGAAGATTTCGAAATCATCCGTGGCCCCGGCACAACCGGCCACTTTAATGGCCTTATTACGCAGGCTTCTACGCACGTTCCTTCACCCGGTGTTGATACTACCGAAATGTGGGATTTGATCGCCAACGGTATTGCTATCCAGCAGAACAAATGGCTTCCGGCAAATATGGGTCTTATCAATCCTATTGACTGGTTCCTGATGGCTACGCGCAAATCTACTGATGGTATTTACTCCCATCCTACTTTGATCGCCGGAGCACCGCTGACTGTTAATGGCCTGCGTCTTATGCCCCACCCGATCATTAATCAGGATGAATATCTGCTGGGCGATTTTACCCGCGCTGAAATTAAGTTCAAGAAAGGGTTGACTGTTCGTTGGTATGACCAAGACCAAGACAACGCGGTTAAGAACCTCGTTACTGTAGTAGCTGAAGAAAGAGCTGCATTTGCGGTGTATTACCCGGATGCATTCCTAAAGGGCGATTTCGGTAACATCTCCTAATAAAAAACCATTGGGGAAGGTTTCGGCCTTCCCCATATTCTTATGAAAGGGAAGAAAGTTATAAAACCAAAAAAGGAAAAGAAAGCAGTTGATGTACAATCAAAACGAATATACAACGAGCGGCCAAAGCAAGGTAATAGACGTTAGTTTTACTTATGATGGGCCAATTGTAGAGCCGGTTACATTGCAAGATGTGAAGGACTATATTCGCGTTGACTACAATGACGATGATGCAGTAATAACAAAACTTATAACATTTGCCCGTGAATGGGCGGAAAAACATGCGGCAATTAGCATCATTCCAAGAACCGTAACTGCATGGCTTACATCTGTAAACAGGATCGAGCTACCATATGGGCCAGTTACCACCCCATTAATAGATGTTGAAGTAAATAACTTTTCAGGAGTGGTACAAACTGGGGCTCTATTAATTGGTTCAGACTACCCAAGGATAGTGGGGGACGGAGATTACGTGGTAACTTATGATACCGGATTTGCCGATCCGGATGACGTGCCAGAGGGATTAAAAATAGCCATTTGCGCTAAGGTATTGGCTCAATTTGAGAATCGTGGCGATGAGTGGAAAGAGAAATACGATGGTATAGCATGGAATAATTTACAACCATACAGACGCGTCACATGGGTATAGGTAATTATAAGCATCGTGTTACCTTCCGGTCTTATGATAGTATCGATGACGGATATGGGGGCACGATTGATACGCCGGTAGATATACTTTCAACGTGGGCCGAAAAGGATCCTTTGCGATCATCGCGGCGATTATCCGAAGCGCAAGTTAATTTACAAAAGACAACAATTTTTAATATACGTTGGCGGGAGGGATTTACACCTGATAGTAAAATGAAGGTCATCCACCGAGGGTTAGAATACCAAATTCAGGGGATTGTTGAGGACAGGGATAATGGTGATCGATTTTGGCAGATAACGGCTACAGATCAAAGGGTTGCTGAAGAAATTCCGACAACATGAGTTACAAAGTGCAGATAAAGGGGTTAGGTCGCATGATGTCTAGGATCGCACAGATTGATAGTAAGGGGCTTGAAATTGTAGATGATGAAATGAGTGTTGGTGCCGTTAACATGGCAAGAACTGCAAAGAGGTTAGCGCCGGTTGACGAAGGATTTTTAAGGTCACATATTGGCGCAGACATAAGCCGGAAATATGAGAAAGAGTTCTTTGCATCTGCTTTTTATGCAGCTTATATGGAATTCGGCACCCGATCAAAGGTAAAAATACCTGCCGGCTACGAGGAATTTGCGGCAAAGTACAAGGGTAAGGCTAATAGGGGTAACATCATGCAGTTTTTTTACAGGCTTGTGGCATGGGTTAGAAGGAAAGGTATTTCAGGAACATATAGCGTTAAAACACGCCGAAGGACGGGAAGCATGGCTAAACAAGCAAACCAAGATTACCAAACGGCATACCAAATTATGCAGTATATCCTGAAATACGGTGTAAATCCACAGCCGTTTTTTATCCCGGCATTTCAACAAGAAGCGCCTAAAGTGATTGACAGAATACGAAAACAGTTCAAGAATATATAATGGATGTCCTGAAAGAAGTAAGAGGCGCATATATCTCATTGTTAGCCACGGCTGGCATTAAAGCGTATGATCGATTCTTGCCGGACGACATGTCAGATACAACATATGTAATTGTATCGTCGCAGGAAGATACCGAACAAATAGATAAGTGCGATAACGGGCATGTTACGTTCGTGTCACTTGACATCATACACAGAACAATTAATAACAGTGGGGGGGTTCAGTGTGACAACATAGCAGAAATTGTTATTCCACTCGTAAGGAACAACCCGATTCCAGTTCCTGCAGGACTTACTTTCATAACCGGAAGCACACGAAAGATAGGGGATAATACATTAGATGGGTTCAGTGACATATATAAAGTATACCGGCGTATTTTGAGATTTCAACATATTATAAAAGAAAATTAAAATATATAAAATGGCAGAGAGAACAGTAATCGGAAAAAATGTATGGCTTTTTGTGGATACAGGCACGCCACCTATGATCCCTATTAAGTGCCTGACCTCCCATACCATTACAGGATCACAGGAAATTTCCAACGTGGATACCAAGTGCGGCCGTAAGAAAAGTCCACAGGGCGACCCGGATTTCCAGATTAGCGGAGAAGGCCAGATTATGCTTTTTACCGACCCCACGACAGGTACGGCCTATTCCTCTGGCGACTTGTTCAATATGCTGAAACTTGGCCAACGCGTAACGGTTGTTTCTGGCCCCGCATCTGGTGTACCGGTTGAGGGCGATGAAACATATACCGGTGTTGGTTACGTGAGTGAATGGGAGAATACCTACCCAGCCGCTGAAGAAAGCACCTTTACTTTTACGTTCGATCTGGAAACGCTCGAAAGGGAAGTAGAGCCAGCTACCACCTAATTTTGAATCAAATATTGCAGCATGTTTATAGCAGAGATTAGCCTTGGCGGGATAGTTCGCATCGTTAATTTTAATAATCACTTCCGGGAGGCAGTAGGAAGATTATATGATCTTGACCCATTAGAAGCGATACGAAAGCTGGCAGGAATGTGGGAGGTTAGTTACACAGCGGCGGCGGAGGATGTTATTTTTTGTGGGCTGGTTGGTCATTGCCGATTTATGCGTCAGCCAGTTGATTTCACTGTTCAGGATGTTTCATTGTGGCTCGAAACTGCTCAAGATGAAGACATTGCCCCCGCTTTAAAGGTTTTCATTACCAGTCAAATAGAGCGACCGTTATTCAAATTGGATAAACCAGATGAGACAGAAGGCGCAAAAAAAAAGAGCCGGCGACGTGGGAAGATGTGAAGGACTTCGCAATAGGGGAAGTAGGATTAAAGCCGTTAGAGTTTCTGGACATGTCTTGGTGTGACTACCAACGGTATGCACAGGGTTACATTATAAGGCATCACAGGCACCTTGAAGGGGTTAGGAAAATAGCATATTGGTCGTTGATAGGAGCCGGGGCAAAAAGGGTTAGGGAAAGACAGTTGTTTACATTGCTTACCGATCCTGAAATACCGCAAATC